GGGAAGATACCGAAGTGGGTAGAGGTAGAAGCAAGCAAGTTAGTAGCAAACCCTAAGATAGCACTAAGCTTACATAAAGCTATAGAGAGGAAAGAAACGTCTGCAGTGGCATCATCCCTACGAACAAGGAACTATGTTCTTGAGAGACTCATGAAAGAGAGCAAGGAAGCGGACTCAGATTCAGCACGCATCACAGCACTCAGTCTACTGGGTAAAACAGTTAACCTATTTAGTGACACCATAGAGATAAAGGAGTCTAGGGATAGCGTAGACATAGAGGAAGAGATTGAAGCTAAGATCGTAGCCCTATTAAGCGAACAGGAAGCGGAGTAAGCCCCCCTTTTGTCTGAGGAATACCACACCTACCATGACCCCCCACACCCCTCTGACAGATTCGGTTACCTGACTATCATATATACATAGTGCTTTGCTCAAACTATTACTAATATTTACAGACTACCCCTATATATTGCATTCTGCTAGCTTGTTTCTGTAAAGTACCCCCCCTGTTTTATATAAAGCCCTAGGAGTCTCATACCCCCATATTATTTTTTCAAATTTAGGGTTGCTTTTTATGTGAAGGGGGTGCAATATGTTAAAATCTGTAGATATATATACCTAGTACATACTTATTACCCAGTATATACCCAATAAGTGCCTACTGGTATTTACTTAATAAGTTTATAATTTAAGAAGTATCTACTTACTAAGTAAATACTACATATTAAGTATGAATAAAAATGTACTGAGTAAAGTCAAGAACCTCTCTCCTATACAAAAGCAAGAACTGTTAGTCTTATTAGAAGAACTAGAGCAAGCTAAAGGTAGAGAAAAATGCCATGAAGACTTTATGACCTTTGTTGGGGAGATGTGGTCAGCTTTTATACACGGAAAGCATCACGAGATAATGGCTGATGCGTTTGAGAGAGTTGCCAATGGCGATTTGAAGCGTTTGATTATTAATATGCCCCCCAGACACACCAAGAGTGAGTTTGCTTCGTACTTACTCCCTGCTTGGTTCTTAGGTAAGTACCCAGATAAGAAGATTATCCAAACAGCTCACACGGCTGAGTTAGCGGTTGGCTTTGGTAGGAAGGTCAGAAACTTAGTTAATAGTGCTGACTACAAAGCTGTGTTTCCTGATGTCAGTTTGCAATCAGACAGTAAGGCTGCTGGTCGTTGGAACACAAACCAAGGCGGAGATTACTTTGCGATTGGTGTCGGTGGTGCGGTTACAGGTAAAGGTGCAGACCTACTTATCATTGATGACCCTCATTCTGAGCAAGAAGGTGCTAGTGCGGACATGAATGTCTTCAATCGTACTTACGAGTGGTACACATCTGGTCCAAGACAGCGTTTACAGCCTAATGGTGCAATCGTTATGGTAATGACAAGGTGGCACAATAAAGATTTAACTGGTCAAGTAGTAGATGCTAGCATTAAACGTGGCGGTGCAGACCAATGGGAAGTCATAGAGCTTCCTGCAATCATGCCTTCTGGAAAACCTTTATGGGCTGAGTTCTGGAAGATGGAAGAATTACAGGCTTTGAAAGCAGAGCTACCTAACAGTAAATGGATGGCTCAGTACCAACAAGACCCTACTTCAGAAGAAGGAGCGATTGTTAAAAGAGAATGGTGGCAAGTATGGGAAGGAAGAGAACCACCCGATTGTGAGTTTGTTATTCAAAGTTGGGACACGGCTTTTATGAAGAATCAAAGAGCTGACTACTCTGCATGTACCACATGGGGAGTTTTTTACAAAGAAGACGATGATGGAATGATGGCTCCCAATCTTATACTCCTAGATGCCTATAAAGAGCGTTTAGAGTTCCCTGAGCTAAAGAAAAAAGCTTTTGAGAAGTACAATGAGTATAAGCCTGATGCGTTCATTGTAGAGGCTAAAGCTGCTGGCTTACCTTTAATCTTTGAATTGAGGGCAATAGGAATTCCTGTACAAGAGTACACACCCAGTAGAGGTAACGACAAAATATCAAGAGTAAATGCAGTATCTGATTTGTTTGCTTCAGGAGTTGTACACGCTCCATCAACTAGATGGGCTGAAGAAGTAGTTGAAGAATTTGCTGGATTCCCTAATATGGAACATGACGATTTAGTTGATAGCACTACGCAAGCTCTGTTAAGATTCAGACAAGGTGGTTTTATTCCTTTGCATTCAGATGAGGAAGATGAACCTTTAGAACATAACCGAACTGCAAATTATTATTAGGATATTTAAATGGCAATAGAAAGACAACCAGCTACACCTATAGATGGATTAATAGAACAAGAGCCTGAAGAAGAACTTACTGTAGAAATAGACAATCTAGAATCAATTACTACAGATACTGATGATGGAGGCATGATTATTGATTTTGATCCTAATGCCACAGAAGTAGAAGATGAAGAGTTTGATTCTAATCTTGCAGATTTTATAGATGACAAAGTTTTACAAGAACTAGGTGGAGAATTAATAAGTTCTTATACTGGTGATAAAGAATCACGATCAGAATGGGAAGAAACTTACACTAAAGGTTTAGATCAATTAGGTTTAAAAATAGAAGAAAGAACGCAGCCTTGGGCAGGTGCATGTGGCGTATTCCATCCTATGTTAAGCGAGGCTGTTATACGTTTCCAATCCCAATCCATAACAGAGATGTTTCCTGCTCAAGGACCTGTAAGAACTAAAATAGTTGGAAAAGTAACTGAAGAAAAAGAAAAACAATCCCAAAGAGTAGAAGATTACTTAAATTATTTACTGACACATGAGATGTCAGAATACAGAACAGAAACCGAAAAGATGTTATTTTCTTTACCTTTGGCAGGTTCTGCTTTTCGTAAAGTTTACTTTGATCCTAGCTTAGATAGACCCAGTTCTATATTTGTACCAGCAGAAGACGTAGTAGTAAATTATGGTGCAAGTGATTTAGAAACTTGTGAACGTGCTACTCATGTAATGCGTAAGTCTTCTAATGTTGTAAGAAAAATGCAAGTTAATGGATTCTACAAAGATATTGAAATACCAGATGGATCACAAAGCACATCTGATATAAACAAAAAATACAATGAATTAACAGGTGAGTCTGATACTTATAACTACGATAAGAATCATACAATACTAGAAATGCAAGTAGATTTAGACCTTGAAGGGTTTGAAGATACTAACGAACAAGGCGAAGAAACAGGTATAGCTATACCCTACGTTGTAACTATTGATTTCCCAAGTGGAATTATATTAAGTATTCGTAGAAACTATTACGAAGATGATCCTAAAAAGTTAAGAAGAATGCACTTTGTACACTACCAATACCTTCCAGGATTAGGATTTTATGGTTTTGGTTTGATACACATGGTAGGTGGATTAGCTAAATCAGCTACATCTATACTAAGACAGTTAGTAGATGCTGGTACTTTATCTAACCTTCCTGGTGGTTTAAAAGCAAGAGGCTTGCGTATAAAAGGTGATGATACCCCAATCATGCCTGGAGAGTTTAGAGATGTTGATGTTCCAGGTGGAGCTATAAGAGACAACATTACCTTCTTACCATACAAAGAACCATCAGGAACTTTATACCAATTGTTACAAAACATAGTAGAAGAAGGCAGGCGTTTTGCTAGCATATCTGATATGAAAGTATCTGACATGAATAGCCAAGCTCCAGTAGGAACTACACTGGCTTTACTAGAAAGAAATCAAAAAGTAATGAGTGCAGTACAAGCAAGGCTTCACGCATCCATGAGAAAAGAATTTGATATATTGGTTGGCATTGTAAAAGACTTTACTGAACCTGCTTATCCATATGAAACAGATGAAGAAGAATTTATAAAAGCAGAAGACTTTGATAACAGAGTAGATGTATTGCCTGTATCTGACCCCAATGCAGCTACAATGGCTCAAAGAATAATGCAATATCAAGCTGCTATGCAGTTGGCACAATCATCTCCTGAAATGTATAACCTTCCTGAATTACACAGACAAATGTTAAATGTACTAGGAATAGAAGATGTACAAGATATTATTCCTGATACAGATGATGTTAAACCTGTTGACCCAGTAACGGCTGTACAAAACTTAATCAACGGAAAACCTGTACAAGCATTTATAGAACAAGATCACGAAGCACATATAGCAGTAGTAGCTTCTGCTCAACAGAATCCAGAAATTATGCAAACTGTTGAACAGAGTCCTCAAGCTCCTGCAATACTTGCAGCAGCTTCAGCTTACGTTAATGAACACTTAACTATGAAATATAGAAAAGAAGTTGAGCGTGAAATGGGAGTTGAATTACCTCCAGAAGGAGAAGTATTACCAGCAGATGTAGAAAAACGTATTTCTAGTATGGTAGCAGAAGCAGCTCAAAGAGTTCTTGGAACATCTCAACAAAAAGCAGAACAAGAAAGAATACAAGAACAACAGAAAGACCCATTAATAATGGCTAAAGAAAGAGAAATGGCTATTAAAGAAGGCGATCTGCAACGTAAGATAGAAGAAGATAGAGCTAGATTGCAGTTAGATGCTGGAAAAGCTGCTGCTAGAGATGAAATAGAAAAAGAACGTATTAAAACTCAAGCTGAAATTGCTGGTGCTAGAATAGGACAAGCAACTGCTAGCGATTTGCTTGCAAATAAACAAATAGAAGATAAAGCCGAAAGAGAAGAATACCAAAAAGGTATTGACATAGGTTTAAATATAGGAAAAGATATCACTAAGAATGAATAATGATATCACAGAGCTATCACTTTCAGAACACATGAAACTGAAGCTGCGTGGTATGATGAATGAACATGCTGATCATATGAGTACAGGAGCTTGTAAAGATTTCTCCGAGTATCAAAAAATGGCTGGTATTGTCGAGGGTTTAGCCCTTGCAGAGAGAGAGCTTTTGGATTATGTCCAAAAGAACTTAGAAAAATAGGAACTCGACTCCTAAAGTCGTGCAAAATATGAGTAAAGAAAAAGCAATAAAAATACCCGAAAGTGTTAAAACTCCAATAGTAGATGATGAAGTTAAAAGTCAATTGCCTGAACCTAAAGGCTGGAAAATTTTAATAGCAATGCCTACTGCGGAAGAAAAAACTGAAGGCGGTATTATTAAAGCATCCACAACAGTAAAAGACGAAGAAGTAAGTAATATTTGCGGATTTGTTTTAAAACTAGGACCAGAGTGTTACAACGATACTAAAAGATTTCCTAGCGGAAATTGGTGTAAAGCTGGAGATTGGGTAATATTTAGAGCTTATTCAGGTACTCGCATGAAAATGTACGGACAAGAGTTTCGCTTAATTAATGACGATACTGTGGAAGCAGTAGTTGACGATCCAACAGGAGTAGTTAGAGCATGAGCGAATCAAGTACAGAGATAATAAACGAAGAACCTATTATGAATCAGAGTACATCTGAAGAAGATAAGTTTTTTGGCAAAACAACAGAAATAAACAATGAAATTCCTGAAGGATTAGAAGTTGAGATAATTGACGATACTCCTGAAGAAGATCGTAGACCAAAAAAAGCAGAAGACGCATCACCTGAAGTAGATGATGAAGCTGTAGATAAAGAAATATCTGATTACAGCAAAAAAGCTGGTGATCGTATTGCAAAAATTAAATACGAATATCACGAAGAACGTAGAGCTAAAGAAGCTGCTTCTAGAGAATCAAAAGAAGCTGTACAAAGACTGCAAGTTTTAATGTCTGAAAACCAAAAGTTACAAACTATGGTTGATCAAGGCGGTCAAGTATTAAACAAACAAGCACATAACAATGCTTTGTGGGCAAAACAAAACGCTACAGAAGCTTTTAAGAAAGCTTATGAAGAAGGCAATGCTGATGAAATGAGCAAAGCACAAGAGTTATTGTCTAAAGCAACCTTAGCTGAACAACAGTCAGGAAGCATGGCACAGTCTGTACAGAATCAAATAACTGCTAACATGCCTCAACAAGTTCAAGCTCCTGTTTTACAAGAGCCACAGGTTGATCCTGAAATGCAAGTATGGGCACAAAAGAATCCTTGGTTTATGGGAAGCGAACCTGTGCATAAAGAAATGACTTCTTATGCTATGTACTTAGATCAGAGTTTACAAGCTAAAGGCGTAGACCCAGCTAGTAAATCACAAGAATATTATAATGAAGTTGATAATGCTATGAAGCAACAATTTCCTACTTTTTTTGGTGTAACATCTTCTAATGAAACAGAAATGATTCAAGGTACTACACCCAAACGACAACCTTCAACAGTTGTTGCATCCGCAACGAGGGATAGCGGAAACAAAAAACCCACGCAAATCCGTCTTACTCAGACACAAGTTAAGCTAGCTCGCCAACTTGGTATAAGTCCTGAGCAAT